CCTTGATCCATACTCATTGTCTTAATCCTTTGTTAATTTCGGCAGCAATTACTCGCTGTCGCAGTTCACTGGTTGAAAAATTATGTTCTCGCTTGTTGAAATAAAATTCAATACCGCGATCTATACATTCATGTCTACCGGTAAAATCTTCATCTTCGTATTCTTGTCCTAGTATTCTAACATTAATAGGATAAGAAAGCAAGATGTTTACAAGATCTTCTTCCGTTTCGTAAACAAGTATCTCGTCAATATACTTGCAGGCCTTAAGTTGCTCGTAGCGTTCAAAAACACTTTGAACTGGTTTGTTTTTAATTCCGGGTCGATCGATAGTAGGATCCGTCTGTAATCCCACGATCAAATGATCGCACTGCGTCTTTGCTTCTTTGAGCATCATGATATGGCCTGCATGAAACAGGTCAAAGGTTGAGCAGGTAAATCCTATTTTCATTCTGGTAATACTTCTTCTATAATTGGTTCTTCATTGGGAAAGTAATGTACATCATAATACTTGCCACCTACATAATATTCTTCACACCAGCTATGTTGATTATTGCTGGTGCGTGTTGGTTCGGTCATTTTTAACATAAGCCAAACGTGTTTATACTCTTCGTCTGCTATTTGACGCTTCGGTGGGCCCATAACTCTGCGTATGAAGGCCTGAGCTTCTTCTGGAGACATATCGAGTATGTTGAATTCTTCAGTCATTGACTATTTTACAAACGGTGCTAGTTCCGGAGCGACCCAACCAGTCGGCTTGAGTACTTTGCCATCCTCACGTTTACGTACCTTGCCAGTTTCGGTATCAATCTTAGCAAAGTTGGTACGCATGACTTCTTTCCATGCGGCTTCTGCGTTAAACCCGCCGCTATGGATAGCACCTATAGTAACAACTAATATATCGATCAGCGCATCTAATTGCTCTACTCGGTCGTTGTTTTCTAATGCTACCTTAAACTCTTCGTTGAATTCTTCGTGGATTAGATCGCAATACAGTTTGTATTGTGCTTCATTAATTGAGCCGACGCTTTGATCGCAGGCTTTCATGAACTTCGCTTGATCGCGAAATGGGTTAGTCATCGTATCTCCTTAAGACTTTAATATCTTAATGATACGCTTTTTTTCTTGTTCTGTCAACCACTCTTCTTCTCCATAAAAGGTAGGAGATGTTTTGAGTGCTTCATCTATGATAAATTTAATTTGATACAGATCTTTTTTGAGTTCAAAAGCAGTGAAGCCCTCATTATAAGGGCTTGAACACTGTCTTGAAATATCGTGTATCTGGTTAACTACGTTAGCCACATCCCAAGTTTTTCTCTTGAGATGCATTTAGCCACCCATGACCATATCGTCTTCGAAGCTAGGCTCTATATCAGATACTGCTAATATACAGTTGTTATCTACTCGTCTGATGGTTTTGGCACCGTCCCCATCATCAATATCGATCCCGCGAGTCCATCGGCCGTGTTCGACTAGTATCCATTGTCCCACGCTGACATCCTTTTGGTTGGGCCCAACACAGTATACCTGTGCCCAACGAGGCCTAATACCTTCGGATTTACCGTTATCACTTCTAAGTACAATTCCAGCAGTGGTTGTTCTTTCGCTGAAATTCATTTCCTTAACAAGCACATGATCATTCAAGGCACGGATCTTTACTTTCTTAGCTTCGTATGCAGCCATAATTATTTCTTTCTTCTTTCGACAATTTCTTCTGTTATAGCTTTGGGATTGGTTTTATAATAGTCTTGAAGAACCTGTTCTCTAGTACGAACAACTTTTCCGCCATGACCTAATTCATCCCCACGTGCATTTACTCTAACATTTCCGACTGCGATTTCAGTTTCATTTTTCAATGACAGTTTTTCCATGTCAATTTCTTTACCTCTAACGCTAGTGTATACTTTACCCATTTTGATCTCCTTTGAAGAATTCTTCTATTGGTAGATTGTATTTAATACTATCCACCTTATGCACCCCTATTAAATAGAGCACATAACTTGCTACACTTGATCCTCTACCCACACCCCATATTATCTTGTTTTTACGCAAGGTATCTACTAGGTATTTTATAAAAAACAACATGTCCATCATATTATTTTTTATATATAAATCTAATTCTAAACTAACTCTATCTTTCTGTTCCTGTGTCTGACAGCACCCATAGAGATACTCTACTAAATTTGGACAATAATCGTTAGGCATAAACCATTTCGATGTGTCTATTTCAGTGGGTTTGGGGTAGTGCAGATGTTCGTCCTGTAGACGAGATAGGTATTTAGAGATATCATCAGAACACGCACAATGTTCCAATATTTCCGGACCGTGCTTGATGATGCCTTCTATTAGTTCTTTTTCAGTATTAGTCCACATTAATCAATTGACCCAAGTCGCCATCCAGTTGTTGTTTAATTTTAAGAGAGTATCTTTTATTAAGTTCATCTCTATATATTGTAACAAATGTTGCGAGTTGTGTCAATAGTTCTGGCTTGCCCAGACGTGCCGCAGCGTGGTATTTTTTGTTCAATTCAAAAAGGCGTTGTTCAATTTCGGCATCTTTGAAATCCGAAAGGTTGCCTTCGAATGGATGAAACATCATGCAAACTGTCCAAGATATTGCATGAATATGATTTCTTGGCTGTGTCTCCAGACATCGATGAACACTGGATTGGTTGAAGATGTTAGTACAAGACTAGCAGGGAAATCCGAATTCTTTTTAATTACAGTGCCACCTGAAGATGAGAAACCAATGGTCCTAGCAGTGCCATCGCCGTATAATTCTAAACGTATCTTTCCCATTCCGATAGGAGTAACTTCTGCTGTGTATGCCGGATCACCTGGAAGATTTAAAAATTCCAATGTAGTGTTAGCACCGAATCTATATATATGATATGATCCGTTTTGAAAGTCTACAGTTAGCGGACTAGCTGCAACAGCACCGCCATCCCATTTTTGTTCTCTATTACTTTGTAATAATGCGTTCTGTACAATATTAAGTCCAAAATCGTTATCATTATCTAGTCTCGCTGCTGCTCCGAGGAGTTCATTGACTTCAGTTTTAGCATTTCTTAGACTGGTCTTTATGGTATCAAAGTTGTCTCGAAATACCTGTGTATCGTTATCCTGTCCTGCGACTGGAAAGTTTTCATTTACGCTCAAGTAATTGATATTGCTAGTGGTTGTTATTGTCATGGTAATTTTTCTCCGCGTTGTGGAAACGCAAGGTATTTATCCTCTATTTCCCCGTCGATTACGTCAATTAGATATCGGTCAGCTAGAAAATCGATCGATTTGAAATCAAAATTTCTAGTCCAAAAATCAGTTTCTGTATTGGGTATTTTATTATTGTTATCTAAAATACAGGTATAGTACAGTCCTTTGTACAACACTGAATCATTTATAGTGTAATTTATACTAGAAGACCATTCTCCTCTAGAAGCATATTGTGTCTTGGCTTTTATCCTAGATAGAATAATATCTGCTTTTCCGGGCTTGGCATAACAGATAACCAACGATTTAACATATCCAGATTCTACAAAGGTATCCTCTTGAATACTTCTCATCCATAGCGGTAGTAGCTCGCGATCTCTTTCGCCGACTCCCTCAATCCTGGTGCGCATATTTTTTAAACTATTTGGAAAAATACGCTGATGATCTCTATCACTGGCAAATGGTATGTCGCTGTCTACTTTGATAGCGTCATAACTGATCAGCACTCTGCTGTTTATTCCATTTGATAATTGTTGAGTTTGTGCTACACTTTTTCCAGATTTTTCAAACTCGTCCACGATATCAACATAGATCACTTCATACACAACTTCTTGAGTATCTTGATCCTTGCCCTTGGCGACTTTAACGTCTCCGAAGAGCAAGCGTTTTTTATAATGATTTCTACTCATAGCTTGTATGTAATTAACTGCTGATACAGATTCGATACCAGCAAACACTAAAACTTTGAGATCTGATTGTATTCCGTAATTTGCATCACCGTATCTATAGATATCTTCTGGTTTAAAAATAGTAGCATCTGTGATAAAGTTGTACCAGTCTAATCTCTTATTCTTAGATTGGAATGCTTTTAGATACAAGTTGGCGAATGTTTTTTGATTGTCTGCAACAACCGTAACAGTGAATGTTCTGTTGAGCTCTGCAAAATTAACAGCATCCTTGGCTTTGATAGTGAATGTAAACTTTTTATCGAAACTAGTCGATCCACCGTCAAATGTAATATCAAATGTTTTAACATCGCCCGAAGAATCATCATAAGACGAATCCCCGTCGAAGTATCTAGTCAATCCTGGACCAGCTGTGTCTGCAAACTGCTTTACTTTACCTTGCACATCACCAGTTGGTAAAAAAGTTAATCCAGGAGGCAACGATCCTGAAACAAACTCGTAGGCAATCCTTCCGCCATACAGTAAACTTTGTGCCTCAACATATACCCTGCTAGGTTGATTAGGTTTAATAGTTCCTCGATCACTAGGAGTTATCCATTCGACGCTGCTTTCAATTTCTCCTACTAGTTCTATAGTGAATGTTTTCTGAGCCGACGATGTGCCCTTGAGCCAATAGGTCTCATTTGTAGGAACAACGTTTCGATTGGCTATGAGAGAAACATATATATCTTCTTCGTACTTTACTGCAAAGTTCGGAAGGTAATTAGATATTGAATTCCAATTTCCTGCTAGTGTATAAGTGGTAGTGGCCAACACCTGAGAAAAATTAACAGCCAGCATGGTAAATTTGTAAGTTTTAGTTACAGCTGATTGGTATGGAATCCTTCCAGCAACCTCTCCAGTGATACTGTCTAATTCGGTGCCAGGCGGAATTTCACTGACACTACCGTCAGGATTCTGAGACAACAAATAAAATGTCAGTGTGCCTGATAGACTAGGCGGATCATAAACATCTAAAAATATAGTTAGATAATTATTTGATCTATATCTTCCAAGATTGCTTTCAGTTATCCATAATGGAATCCTATCCTTAGAACTGTCCGCTTGGAACAAATTAGTATCGACCTGCAACAGGCTGTTATCGGCCTGTAAGAATTCTTCAGTTACTACATATATTTTAAAAATACGAGTAATGGTATTCGCACCATCACTAACTGCTACTGCAAATGTGTATATCCTACTGAGTCTTCGAGGAATACGGCTAGATTCAGTGTAATCGAAAGTTTGATTATCGTAGAAATAACTATCAAACCCGTTTGATTTGGCTTCGGAAAAGTCTAGAGGAGTTACATCAAATGCACCTGTATCGTACGAACCGGTGTCTGATGAAATATAATCTACAGCAAATATCGGATCGGTGAATCCAGAAATAATACCATCTGTGGATAAATTTAATCCCGGAGGCAGTTGTCCTCCAGTGGGTATCAAGAAATATTCTAACTTATCGCCTGCGGTAAGATCAGTGTCCGTGGCTTCTAACTGGAAGCTAACATAACTGTTGTCTAAGACAAAATATGCTTCCCCCGGCCCGACCTTTAAGAAACCTTCGGTAGTAACCCATTCGGGTATATCGGCACCGTCTACTGATATGCTAAAAGTTCTGTCCTCTAGATCGATGCCGTCCGATGCTCGTACTACGAATCGACTTTCAGTATATCGTTTAACCTCAACAGGACTGCCTGAAATTTTATTGCCTGATAATCTTAGCCCACGCGGTAGACTTCCTGCGATAACTGAATAAGAAACTGATCCTATGTTAGAGCTAGCAGAAAGAGGAATTTCTATAATTATTCTTTCGGTTATCTTTCCTAGGCTTCCAGCTGGTGTTTGCCAGGTTATCATTGACTACTCCTTAACCTAGTGTTCCACAATCTAGATCTAATCTTCCCGGTAGTAAGACAGTACCGAAGTCAATATTAGCTGAAGCCAACGCTAACTGTGTGGTATTGGTAAAGTTGCCTGCTGCTGGACCAAAATCAAAAGTTGTTAATATTTCAGTGATCGGTAAAATAGTTTTAAATTTTACAGAGCTACCGGAAGTCGTTACTTCAATATCTTTGGTCCGCGTATAAGATTCCGGAGCATATGTACCTTCCAGTGTTATTTGTTGATGTGTGCTGGCCAAAACACTGCCAGCATCGGTATCTATTCTAGTAAATGCATCTGGTGATGTATTGTTGATTACTATGGTTTCTGTTTGCTCATCTATGAGTATTTTAGTACCAGAAACTAAACTCCTGAATTGTAATTCTTGTCCTACTTTTTGTTTGAAAATGTCAGAGCCATTCAATCCTAGATTAATTGCAGTAATAGTTAGCTGAGTGCTTAGATCCGCAAAGTTGGCATTTACTTTTTCAAAGGCCGTGCGTAGGTCATCACCTAGTCCATCGTTGACTACATTGCCGATATTGATTGTTTGAACTGTCATAATACGCTCTCTTTAGTATATTTACCGTTAAATTTTAGTGTAGCCATAATAAACAGTCTGTGATGCACCGCTGGTATTACTAATGCCAAAATCAAATCTATTGCTGGTTGTGCCCGCATAGGTAGCATCTGTACTGATTGTACCTGCTACTCCCTTAATCTGATCAGGAATAGATGTTAGTGAAATTGGTGTTCCGCCACCTGTGTAGTTCCAAGCATACTGTGTGCCTATTGCTGGAACATTAGTATTTGATACTGATGCGGTAGCATTCCACACTATGATGCCATTAGGAATATTACCCTTGACCCACATTGTGTAAGTACCGTCCGACGGCAGTGTGAAACTGTAGGTGTTAGTACCTGCTGTAACAGTCCACGACCCTTCTACACGCTGGGCTGTTTGATTAACCCCTGTGCTGTCTAGGATGTTACCTGGCAATGTTAAACTACCATCGTCACCAAATGTCCATACTTTTGCTGTTCCATCAGTATTGGTCCTGATGAGTATATTTGTTTGAGCGTATAATTCAGCAGATACCGACCCCATATACAATGCAGTAGTATCATCACTGGTAGTTGTTAGATATGCAACGTTGGCGTAAGTAGTAAAGTCTAGTTTAGCATTTCCTAATCCACTAATCGGTCCCGGTACTGTCAATATGCCATCTTCACCGAACTGCCATCTACGCAGAGTACTATCACTCAAGTTGATGTCAATGTTGATATTGCCGTTGCTCTTGATATCACCAGGGATTTGTAAACTACCATCTGTGCCAAAGGTCCATCCGCGAGCATTATCACCACTGTAGGTATATATTTGAACATCTTTGTCAGCAGCACCGTCTATGATAAATGCACCTGTTCCGTCAGTGGTGGCAAAGGTGGTGCCTTGGGGGAATGTTAATGCACCACTGTTGTTAAACTCCCAGTAATTGGGTCCAGGGCCGCCATTGGCACCTGTTGCTATTCTAACACTACCCAAATTTCCAGAATTTACATATACAGCCGCTAGGTTGCTGGTGTAAGCGTTTTCTAGATCTTCTATCCACACCAGTTGAACTGCGCCATTTGTTCCTTGTGCTATAACACCAAATACTTCGTCCTCGTTGGCTATAATAGCATCTGAGTCCGCAGTCGTGCCAATACGGGTACGACCACCAGGCAATGTTAACTCCCCATCTGAGCCAAACTGCCAAATGTAGGTATCTTCCGAAGTAGCGTTGGTTCTGATCTGTACATTGTCGTCTCTTGATACTAACCGTATTTGACTTTGGGCTGTGATATCCAACACATCCGCGGATTCAATATTGCCGGCCAATGTTAAATCTCCATCTTCACCAAAACTCCATCTACGCAGAGTTGAGTCTGACAGGTTGATGTCAATGTTGATGTTGCCTTCACTGCGGATATCACCTGGTATGGTTAAATGACCATCTGTGCCAAATGTCCAAGAATATTGATTGAAATTTTGTGTGGCTATTTCAACTCCGCCGGCATCAGGAAGTTTTACATAATTACTGTCATCACCTAAGAATAAATCAAGGGCCTGCTGTCCGCCTTTCATTATATGAAAATGATCGGCTTGCCCAATTTCAGGACTGTTGCCCAGCAATATTGTACCACGGTCTGTGGTTATTGGTACACCAGAGAAACCGTTATTACTTCCAATAGTAGAACCGTTTGGTAATGTTAACACACCATCCGAATCAAGGCTTACTGTGTTGGCACCGTTTACCAATGTGCTTCCACCTCCGGGACCATTAACCCAAAAACCGCCTGCCCATTGTAAGGTATCGCCAACTTGAAGATCGCTGACCTGTACATCATTTACATTAGAATTTAAACTGATATAATTTCCGTTGTCCTGGAGTATGCGATTATTGTTTATTAAAAGTTCACCGTTAGCGTCAACCCTTAATGCAGCATTGCCAAGATAGATGGTTGATCCGCTGACATACAAACTCTTCCAAGGTCTAGCGGATGATCCTAGATCGCCACCAAGAGCCACACTGGGCAAAACATCTCCACCCACTGTCAAGTTGCTGGTAATGGTAGTAGCTTGATCAATTACAATAGGTGTACTGTCATCAGTACTCATGGTACTACCGGTAAATGTAAACGCACCTAGATTTAATCCGCTTCCGTCGACTAACCCTAATTTTGTATATAGATCAGTAAATCCCACATTGACTTTTTGGAACGCAGCTCGTAGGCTATCGCCTGTCTTGTCATTAGCTGTGAGGCCTACGCCTATTAATACATCTGTTAATTTTGCCATTTATCGCTCCAATTATGCCAATGCTGCTATAGCTGTTTTAAATGCAGCAAAGTCTGCACTTGCCGCTACAATGGTTTGTAATTCTGTTATATTAATAACCCTGCTGCCTTGCACACGCAATCGCTGTGTAACATTCAAATCATTTTCAACAGTAACATCGGTGTTGAATGTTGTTTGTACATCCACAGTCAATCCGCTGGAGTCGCTGGTGCTGATAGTGCTGCCAACGAATTCTAATACGCTACTGTAAATTAATTCGCTGGTGGTGGAATCGTACATTAGTGCTTTAGCAGAGCTTGATGAAAATCTTATTGGATTAACAAAGAAACCAGCTGCGGCAGCTTCTAGTGCAACGCCACTGGCATTGAGCACAATTGAACTTGCATTTTGATTTGTAAACCCTGCTCGATATCCTATGGCTATTGCATTTGCACCTTGATTGGTTTGACCAGCACTCCATCCGATGGCCACTGCTCCTGTTCTTTGCGTGGTCTGAGCCGCGGTATACCCAATTGCCACCGCTCCGGATTCTTGTGTATTATTACCTGCAATGTATCCGATTGCAACTCCTGCCGACCCCTGAGCAGTAAATCCAGCATCATACCCGATAGCCACGGCATTTCCGCCCTGCCCGGTGTATCCTGCTCCAGGCCCAACAGACACAGCATATTGGCCTTGGCTAATTTCGCCAGCTTCTCTACCGACTGCTACAGCGGCAGTTCCTTGAGTATTATACCCTGCCAGCCAACCAACTGCGGTTGCGTTGTTTCCTTGTGAAATACTGCCAGCACTTGCACCAAGAGCTATTTTAGTTTCTGCTGTTCTTAGTGTGGTTGCTGAAACATTACCGTAGATATAGTTGCTGACAGCATCAACTAATATACTACTGTCATCTCCAAATATTGATCCTTTTAGATCGAATACTGGATTGACTGTAATAGACATAGTGTCTGTGCCCACAGTCTTAGCTAGTGTAATTCCTGCACCGCTGACGATCTTAAATACACCTGCGGTACTGTCTGCTACTAATCGGTTAGCACTATCGCCATTGACTTCGATTTGTTGAAAGGCTGGTTGTGCCGGGGCAGTGTTTGTGATAGTAACAATACCAGTTGTTGCATCAGTAGACACCGCAAGCGATCCCGAACCTGGTTGTATTTCTAATACACCAGTGTTGGTCAGCAATGGAGTTCCTGTCGAACTGCTGACATGTATGCCGCTGCCCGGAGTACGTGTTCCGATGGAACCTGAATTAGTTAAACTCCTAACGCCGGTGTTGGTAAAAGTTATACCACCGGTGGCAGCACTGACACTAATACCATCGCCCGCCACAGCTGAAGTTACACCTGTGTTGGTTATCGTGATGCTCTCTGCACCAGAACTCACTGTCATCTGTATAGCAGCGCCTGACAATAGATTTAATGTATCTACAAAATTGTCAGCAACTATCTGATTGCCGTTGTCTACCTGTACTGACTTAAAAAATGTTTTGTTTGGATCAATGATCAATGATCCGTTGACTGTGGAATTTGCTGGAAGATCTACGGTTCCGCCGATGCCTTTGATCTGAGCAGTACCTAAAATTACACCATTGCCTTCACTGCCGGGTGATGAACTCCATTCGGAAGTTAGTACTGCTTTCCATGTTTTTCCAGGAGCCCCTAGAAAATATGTGTTATCGGCTGCTGGACTAACGTCGGTGTTTAGTGTTGAAAGGTCAACCGCACTACCTCCCGTGGCAAGATCTAGAGCTGTGAAATTCTCATTGATCTTCTCAAACGCCTCACTGACATCACTCCAGAGAAGTGGTGCTGCTCCAACATCTATGCTATTATTCGGCAATGCCATTATGTTCTCCCTACTGCAATTTCAGCAGTACCAATATGATCTGAATCGTAATCTGTCAGTGCTTTTCCTACAATAGTGCCTACTTTAGCATCACTGCCTGCAGATACAGCAACTCCGGGTATTCCTGATGTTGTTAACAGATCACCTTTCTTTATTCGGCCTACTACCTTACAAGGTACTCGACCTTGTAGAGCCACTAAGTTCTTAAGTCCTGGGCATGATTCGTACATGGCAAATGCTGCATTATCAGATACTACACCAGCTACTCTAGTATCACCTTTGATATTACTCACAGTAACTTCTTTGTCTCCGCCGAATACTAAAACAGTTCCCACTTCGTATTCCTGATCACCTTCGTAGTATTCTGCAAGGTCGGCGGAGTATGTGGCCTGTAGTCTTGATCCTGGATTCAAACTCCAGTAGCCTGTGATAGTACCTGCTGTGGTATTGCCGCCAGCGGTTAACGTAGTTGCCTGTACTGACGAACATATAATAGGAGCATTACCACTACCGTTCTGCGGTCTAAATTCGTGAGCATCGTTGTCGTAGTAGTTTCTTCTATCGCTGGCCAAGCTGCCGTCTGATAGAAATATACCACCATTACCACCCCAAGTGTAGGCTCTGATATATCCGCCCGATGCTGTGGCTGCTGCATCTATGGCAACTTTGGTATCAACTTTTAATTGAGCGACATCTATATTCCTTCCACCAAAATCGCCGTTGCTGTCTCTGACTATTAATTTACTAACCTCAACACTCGAGCTTGATCCCGCAGCCATATCGATTACAGCGTAATCACCATCTGCACTGCTGCTGCTGGCATTGGTCCTTCTTAGGAAACCAGTAGATCCGTACTGTGTTTTCTTGACAGCACCGCCGTCATTGACAACAGTGGTAAATGCTATTTGAGCAACGTTAGCAGTTGACAGTCCGGAGTTTCCGAGCACTGTTTTTGTGCCGATCTGAGCAATTTTTGTTATGGCTAGACCGTTGTC